TCAGAAGGACAGCGAAGGCCTGGCGACGGCTGCATAGCGTAAGAGCGCCTGGTAGACCGCCAGCGCTTGCCCCGAAAGGTCGGCATTAAAGTGCAAAATGAAGGACTCCTTACACGGGTTCGAAGCGTTCGCGTCATAGGGGGTGCCGCCGAAGCACCATTTCGTGTCGGGATTGACGAACCGGGTGCGGCCGGCGACCGCCGAGTAAGTTCCACTGGCGACCATGGCACCCCCTTTGAACAGGTAGATGGCGCTCGACCCGTCCGCCCTGAGCGTGCTGATCGTGCAGACGAGTGCCGAGACGTTGGGCGCGACCAGCTGAGCCGACCCGTTCGTGCCGTATGTCGTCACCCCGCCGGTTAGAGTCGAATAGCTGGACTTGCACTCGACATACGACTCTGGGGCAACCGCCCCGGACGGGAGACCGTTGCAATGAACTGACGAGCCGATGTTTGTCGTGATCGAGTTCGACGGACTTGGGCCGAAAGTCGATGCAAGTATCGGGCGTTGGGCTGTCGTGTTGAGGAGTGCGCTGGAGTCCCAGACGATGGCGGAGGTCCAGATCGTAGCCTCGCCGAACGGCGCTTGGAGATAGTTCGTGAAACCCAGCAGGTTGACGCCATCAGGGTCCCATTGGGGCGACCCGGTGATAGCCAGGAGCTCACCTGGCTGCGCCAGATTGGGGATTGTGCCACCTGGGACGGCCGAGGTGCCCGCGCCGCCGCAAAGGTCAAAAAATGCCCTGGGATTCGGCAGCCCCGGGAAGACGACGGCGTCCGGGTTTACGATCGGCGGATAGCCATTGATGTTGAAAAGCAGCGCCATTGTGACCTCAGACCGCAATGGCGGGCATGGAGAATGCCACAGCCTGGTTGTTCAGGGGGTAAGGGTTGCCCGAGAGGGCAATCGCCGGGTCGCCCGTGACGCTGACAGCCGCGTAAGTGTCGAGCGATACGAACGGATCACTGTCCTGCAGATAGGTTCGTCCCTGTCCAGCCGCCACAGTCCCGCAGGTGATGGTTGCCTGGCCAGCGATGGTGCGGTTCATCTGCAGAAGAACCGTGGCAGAGTCGACAATCGTTGCAGATGCCGCAGAGATTGCGCCACTCGCGTCGGAGCCCGCAAATCCCAGAGAAGGAGGGATAGAGGCAACGGAGTAGTCGATGTAGGGCGCCGCCTGGATGATGGGCGGATTGCGCACGCAGAAGGTGACCAGAGCCTGGCTGCCGCGCTGGTAGATCTTATAGGGCCGCAGGGGCTGGACGCCGCGGCTCTGCCACCACTCGCTCACAAGCTGGCCGACCTTGTTGCCCTGCTGGCGGTAAGCATTTGCCGTCGGGTGGCTGCTCGGCTGGTTCGGATAGTTCCCTGGGCTCTGCACGCATATGGCATACGGCAGCGCATCCGCGACATTGAGCTGAGCCTGACCGATGCCAATCGGGTTGCCCGGGTTATCCATCGTGAAGGCCCCGCCAGACTGCACGATGACGACCAGCGGCGGAAGTGCCTGGCCAAGCACGCCTACGATGACGTAGGCGACGATGTCTTCGATCAGCTGCTGGAGCAGCGCGCCGTAGGCGGCTGAGCTGACCGCAAGGCCTTGTGCCAGCCCCGCGTAGTTGGCCTGTCCCTGATCGAAATAAACCAGAGGGCAGCTGTAGCTTGCGCCGGCCGCGGTGGCCAGCGCCTTGAATTGCTGAGCGCACGTGATGAGGCGGTTGAAATAGTTGTTTATGCACCCGGCCTGGACGGGGCCCGTTCGAACAAGATATTCGATCGGCTGACCTGACACGCCGGTCGCGTTTTCGACAAGCAACCTGCTCGCATCGGCCGACAGTGCCCGGAAGGCGAGGTCAAGCCTTCGGGCGGCGTTCACGAGGCCGATCTGCGCCGTCTCGCCTTTTCCGGACGAGAGGTTGTTGGCGGCAATCAAGGGCTGGAATGCCGCGGCTCCGGCCGTGATCCATGTGCCGCCATCATTGACCGGGCTCGACCCTATGTCACAGGAACCCATCATCAGGTTACCGGCGATCTGGGATGTGCTCAGGTTGGCCTGTGCGTCACCGCCAACTTCGAGCGATTGCCCGTAGCCAAGAACGAGGTTGTATTGAGCTGAAGGCGGCTGGGTGAGCGTCTTCCGCGACCGATTTGCGAGTGCCGAGTATCCCAGCGCCTCGGCGTTGTATGTCGTGACATCGGACGCGGCGAAGGTGGAACCGGTAACAGAGCCGCTCGATGAGCCAGAGCCGAGGATCCGCACGCGGCCGGCGGCGTCTACCGCGCCGAGCTCGAAGTCGCTGCGCCCGGGAAAGTCGAGTAGGAACGTGCCGGAGGAGCCACCGCTGCCAATGCGAACACCCTGGCCCGGCACCAGGTCGATCGCGACGGTTTGAGACGGGTCCGAGAGGCGACCATATCCGTCTGGCGATGCCGCGAATCGCAGACCGAACGCCAGCCAATATGAAATCCACAGACCCCACAGCACCTGACCGCCCGGGTTGATCGCCGCAGCGATCGGCCTCGCCGGAACAGTGCCATCGACATCGGCTACCATATCTCCTGCCGACGTGAGACCGGCCACGGCCTGAGCGCTGAAGAGCCCTTGGAAGAGAGCCAGCGACTGCCCGTTCGACACGATGGCATCGCCGACATTCGCCGCGGTCACTCCGGAGGGCAGGAGGATGCCGGACGGCAGATTGCTGCCAGCGACGTTGACCAGCCAAAGAAAAGCCGTGTTCCCCGCAGCTGGCGCAGGGATCGTGGGCGCGCCCGTGGAGGCGTTGTAATTGCCCTGGTACTGAAATGGGCCGAACGCGACAGGCGGTCCCTGCTTTCCTTGCGCCCCAGGCGCGCCTGCCGGAATGCCTAGTGCGACCGAGCTTCCCGTCTGCTCGACCGTGGCAGGCGATCCAGCCGCCAAGGTGCTGACTGAAAATGTCGGGGGGACGGCGCTGGCGGCGGCCGCGGCGGCGGCCGCAGCAGCAGCGGCGGCGGCGGCGGCCGCTTGAGACGCCGATGACGCCGCGCCGGATGCCTGGGACGTTGACGATTGTGCCGAGGCTTGAGCCGCCGCGGCGGCGGCCTGCAATGCGGCGATCGTGGTTTCCGCTATGCTGAAGCCGCTGTTCGTCCATGTGCCGGACGCCCGGTTCCAGACATTGCCTGTCGTGCTGTCGATGTAGCTGTCGCCGTCGTTGCCGAGCGACTCGGCGGGCGCGCCTGCACCGACAGTGGTCGAAGCTCCGGCCTTCCCTGGCAGTCCGCCGGCAATGATAACGCTGATCGGGCTCGGAACTTGCGTCGGCTGCAGGCTCATTGAGTCACCTGCTGCACGACCTGCACGGTGAAGGTCTCGGTCGCCGAGATTGTCCCGTCGGACTCCGTCACCTGAACGTCGCAGCTGAGCAGGCTCAGCGGCCACGCGGTCGTCGCCTCGGCGGTCGAGAGCAGCACCGCCCCCGGAAAGCCTGACGCGGGCGCGGCCGTCAGCGTGGCGACGAGGTTGCCGAGGCTGTCGCGCAGCTGCGATGCGATCGTGCATCCCGTCAGGTCATACGGGTCCCCCGTCGCATCGTCCGTGGCCATGACCACGACGGCGAAGGTCGATCCACGCTTGAAGGTGAAGGATGCTGCCATGCGTGGCTCAGGCCTCGGCCGCGGCGGCCGACGCGGAGGACGAGCTTGTCCATCCTGCCGGATATTGCGCCGCGAAGACGCCCTGCAGATCGGTTTCGTTGTCGATCTTGGTGGGCTTGCCGAGCGCGGCGATGAACGCCTTATAGGACGGGTCCGTGACCGGCACATAGCTCGCGGTCTTCGACCAATACACGATCGTGGTGCTTCCGCCGACGATCCAATACCAATCGGCGGGGGTGTAAAAGCCCGGAATTGCCACGGTGATCCCCTTCTTAAGCGTATTGGCCGCCGGACCCAAAAGAGCCCGCCGCACTTCCGGGAAGGTAGTTTGCGCCAGCTCCGTTGGTCTCGATGACGCCGTTCAGCCCCACGGAATACCGCGAGCCTGTTGCCGCTCCGCTAAAGCTGCAGCCATAGCAAGAGACGATGCCTTCGTTTGCGACGGCGAATGCGCCGCCAAAGTTCGGCGTTCCCGTCAGGGTAAGGGCCGAGTCGGCGAACGAGATGTAGCCGCCCGGTGCGGCATAGGCGTGGGCGATGCCCGCGCCGCCTGCGATGCTGTAGGGTGTTCCTTCGTTCGGCCCGGGCGACGCGACGGTCACTCCCGATCCGGTCCAGCTTTCGATATGATTGCTCGAACAGGTGCCGAAGATAACGCTTTCGCCGATCGTCACATTTGCGCCCGCAGTGGCAACGATCGCTGACCCTACGTTGTAGTAGCTCGCTTCGGTTCCGGTCGCCGTCAACTTCAACCCCGCGATATTCAGCCGCCCGTTCCTGGTGACCGAGATCGCATTCCCGCCGACCTGGGAAATCACACAGGATGCTGGCGCGGAGACATCCCCGACGAGATCGACAAGCGCGGGCACAAGGCTCCCGTCGAGTGTAAAGCCGGCGAAGGTTCCATCCGTGAGGTTGATCTGGATGACGGTGCCCGTCATGTCGTAGTTCTGAGCCGCCAGCGCGAGAGCCTTGTTGATGGTAGCGAGCGGCGACGACGAAGTCAGACCGGTATTGGTGTCCGATCCCGTGGCAGAAACATAGAATGTGAGCGTCCCGCCGACGACGCGCGTCCGGAACATGCCTCGGATGAAGGCCAGCAGCTGACCGTTGTTCGCCGGGTCGAGAGTGCCGCCGTTCCCTTCGACAATCGCCGCCAGCTCTTCCTGCACGCTGGTCATGAAGACCGCGGGCACGTCCGTGCCGTCGATCCCGGCCGCCAGGTTCATGTCCTGGAAGCCGGGCTGGCCGTTCGGAAGCGTGATCGCGCCGGCCGTTCCTAGGGGTATCCGCTGCATCAGGCCGCTCCGGTGTATGAAAAGACCACGACAGTGTGCGCGGGCTTGAGAGCCTGGAACGCCATCTCGATCAGGTTGTTGTGGTCGATCGCGCCCAGCGCCTGGCCCGTCCGCGAGCCGCCGGTCCGAAAGGGCGTCACGTTGGTATTCGGCATTGTCACCAGCCAACAAAACTGCTGCGGATGATTGATCAGCGGCATGCCGCATTTCAGGATGCCGAGGCGGTTGCGCCGATACTGGGTGATGGTGATGGTCACGCCGAGGGATGCTGCGAAGGCGATGAAATAGGCGGCCGATTGGCCACCGCGGGCAGTCCATCGCTGGAAGGCCAGGAGCGCCTGCTGCTCTTCCGTCAGCGCGAGCGCATCGCGCCCATAGGGGTCAGCCCCCAGGCACCGCTGGAAGTCCGGCAGGAGATATTCTCCGGTGCGCGGGTCGACCTCCGCGAGCAGCGCTTCGGCGGCCGCCTCGAAATCCGACATGCACGCGGCGAGGCCGGAGAACGTCTTCGCGAGGTTCGAACTGGTCCCGATCGGCCATCCGTTGCCCGTCGGGAACTTCGACGCGATCTCTTGCAGCACCTGGTCCTGGGTGCGGCTCATGCAGGCGCTCCCCAGGTGATCGTGCTGGTGACCGGCATCTGCGTCGCTGTCACCGTCGTCGCATCGACGTTCGGGAGGAAGATCGTATGGCTCGTCTCGCCGGCGACGGAGCTGATCGCGTCGGACAAGCGGCTGCGATAGACGGTGCCCTCCACCGCCGCCGCGAAGGGATCGGACTGGTAGAAGAGATCGACCGCGGCTTGCACCGCGATACGCGCGGCCGCGCTATCGGGATTGAGCGCGATCTGCATGGGAACCGGCGTCAGCACGCCGCCGAGGACATAGGCATTCGGCTCCGCTGTGACCGGACAATACGTATTGATGTAGGCCTGGACGGCCGCGATCTCGTCGCTCGTCGGCGCACGAGGGCCCGGCATGACGATGATGATGCCGACGGATCCGGGACCCACCCAGAGCGGCTGGACGCCAACGAAGGCCGCGCCGGCCGTTTTGGCCCAGTTCGTGTAGTCGTTCTTGTTGCCGCCGGCTGGCGGTTGCCGGATCTTGGCGAGGATCGCCGCGCGCCAGGCGTCGAGCGTCTGGATGTCGGCGCCCCCCTGGATACCGCCTATCCCCACGACAGCCGTCTGCGCGGTCAGACCGCCGATCGGCGAGAGGAGAGAGAGCACCGTGCCGGCCGGCAGGTTGCCCGCCGCGCCGGCCCCCTCGGCCGTCACCTGGGCTGAGACGGTGGTTGCACCGCTGGCGATCTCGACGGTCGCATCGACATCCCAATAGGTCGAGCCCGTGTAGATCCGTGTTTCCGCGGGGATCTGTGTTCCGGGGGCGCCGGTAAAGGTCACCGGGCCGATCCCGAACTGCGCCTGCACGCGCGGCACGCCCCAGATCTTGCCGTGCCGCGCGAGCTCCATCACGGCCGTATCCGGGAAGAGCTCCTTCGCCTGGTTGGCCTGGAACAGGTATTGCTCATACCCGTCCATTCCATGCTCGCGCGCCATGACGCCGAGAACGCTATTCGAGCTCCGGGCGTCGATCGCTTGGGGATTGCCGTCGTCATCGACCGCGAAAGCCAACTCCAGCGCGCTCGAATACCGATCGCTGATATCGGCCGGAGCTGGGATCGGCCAACTCATGTGGTCGCGACCGGCAGGTTGACGGTCGTGTTGCCGACCTGAAACACGACGCCGAGCACCCCTCGGCGCAGCCACGACGCCGACACAGCGACGGCCGCCCCGGCTTTCAGGCCAATCCAGGCGGTCGCCTGGGTGCCGTAGCTGATCGCGGTCAGCCGCGTGTCCTCGGTCTGCTTCGCGCGCAGAAGCAGCCAGAAGCGCGACCCGATGAACTGGCCGTTGCGATCGAGAGCGTCGCCTGCCCATCCCCGGCGCGCGTTGAAGATCGGCCCTGTGGTGGTTTCCGAGACGGGCAGCACGTCACCGGCCTGGGCGCGGCGATCGGTCAGCACGCTCATGATCAGAGGTGTCGCCGGCGTGCGATCGATGGCAAGGTCGCCATTGGCGATCGACACATCGAACCGTCCCGTCACCGGATTGATCGTGAGAGCGACATCGAACCACATGGCCGCGATCATCGCGCGCGCATGAAAGCCCGGTCAGGCCAATGGGCGTGAGGGGGCAAGACTACATCTGCTGCGGCGGAACATCCGTCCCGCCCGGCGGGTTCGTGTGATCGTTATAGATCTCCCGGATGCCGTCCATGCTGGATTTGTGATCCGTGACCTGGCCGGCGGCCGTGACGTTCTCAGCGCTGACGTTGCCGGCCGACACTCCGTCGCCGCTCATGATGAGGTTGCCGTCGATCGTGACGTTGCCGACGATCGTCAGGCCCTCCGGCACATTGATCGTCGCGGGCTGCTCCGAGGTGATTGTCAGCACCTGGGTCAGGATCGTCACCTGGACGGCCACCAGGTGCGCCAACACACCGTTACGGAAATGCAGCCTGTTGCCGGCGGCGTCGTATTGGACGCTCTCGCCGGGATTGAGCTTGCCGAATCGCGCGGCGCCCGGGTTCTCGGGCATGAGCGCCATCGGGTCGCCCTGGTCGCCGCCGGCGGCGATGACGATCGTGACGGCGCCTTCCGCCGGGGCCACGCTTCCGAAGCCGAACGGTTGGTATACCGGGACACCGCTGAGCAGCCTGCCACTATGGGTCTCCACATCGACGGTCTGCTTCCCGCCGTTGTCGTTGACGGCGTGGACCAGGCCGCGCACGGCCTGCCCGCGCAGCTGCATGACGTGTTCGAAGGTTTCGTCCGGGCCGGCCATCAGCGATACCGCGAGGAGGTAGCGTCGATCGCATGCGTATGGGCCGCCCTGCGGCGCCCGGCACGGTTGCTGTCGTCGATATCGCCGGTGAGATCGTAGAGATCCGGGAGCACCACGCGCATCCGCGTGCGCGGGCCATCCTCGCCTTCGAGATAGGTCACCCCTGCGATCAGCCGGTCTTCATTGATCAGCGTGAACTGGTCACAGACCTGCACGATGGTGTTCGGACGCCAGAGCTCGTTCGAGGCGCCGGCCCGCCAATCGACAACCTCATAGGTGCGCTCGCTGCCGAGCGCGATCTGCGTCCGGCGCCGCCACTCGGCCTGATCCTGGACCGTCCAAGGCGAGGCATCGGTCCTGGGCGGCATCGGCTTGCGCCGGCGCGTGCGGCCGCCGCGGCGACTGAGCGCGATTACCTCGGCGGCCGTGACATTGTTCGGGTCGACCACGGGCGGTGCATTCTGTGCAGCCGTCGAGGCGCCGGATTGCGTGCGCGAGAGCCAGACCATGGGGCGATAGCGCATGATCTCCGGGTCGATAGCGTGCCCCACGGCCGTGATCGATGTGGCCGCATTCTGCTGGAGCTGGGAGCCGCCGGGGACCGGGGGCGCCGGCGAGCTCGTGCCGAAGGGAACGACCGTCGCGTCCAGCGTCGGCGCGGCTGGGGTGAGGTGGCTCTCGAACTGGCCTTTGACGTAATAGTCGCTGGCGCGGCAACGCCAGCTGTCCATCATCGCCACGTAGTGGATATTGCCGTTCGGGCCCTGGATCAGCGGCGCGGGCGCCCGGGTCGTTCCAGGGCCCGTCAGCACGACGCCTCCAATGCCGTCGGATGTCACCAGCACCGCGCGCTGGCGGGAGACCTTCTCCAGTGCCGCCATGGCGGGCTCCGTCGCATCGAGCGCGATCGTGTCGAAGGGGTCGCCGAGCGGCACCTGCGCCGTCACCGTGATCCCGAAGGGTGCGCAGATCGCCTGGGAGAAGGCGAGAAGGTCGATGTTGTTGTACTCGGCCGGCCCCGTCGGGTTCGCGGTGCAATCGACCAGGTCGCCGGTGACATCGCGCCCGGAGATGCTGGCCTGGACCCGGTCTTCGCGCATCTCCAGCCGGATGTCCTCGACCCATCCCACCATGATCGTCTCGCCGTCGATCGCGATCGTGGCCGCCTGGCCGTTGCGCACCGCGATGATGGCATTTTGCATGAAGCCAGCGACTTGCTGCTGAACCGCAGGATTGGAGCCGGGATCACCAGAGCGCTCGGTGTCGTAATAGTCGAAGATGAAGCTCCCGGCGATGTCCTGCAGGTCGCGCGTGACCTCGCTCCGCACCCATACCGCGAACGTCTGGCCGCCGAGGGCAATGCTCATGCGCCCGCTCATGACTGCTGCAGAACTTCCAACGCCCCGGCCGGCACGACGCCCGGGTTAACGACGCCGTTGCGCTGCACGACGTCCTGCAGCGCCGCCAGCATGTTCGAGGGCGTATCGCCGGCGAGATAGAGAGCGATCAGCCAGGCCGACATGGTCCTGTTCGTGGTGATGGTGATGACGGCCGGAAGGCGCCCGATCAGCGAATTGAAGTCCGCTGCCACTGCCGCGCGCAGCCCGGCGATCGCATTGAATACGGCGTTGGCGGCGATCGGCTGCGCCACGCCGATGGTGACGACCTGACCGGCGAGAGCGGACAGGGCGCCGTCGAGGGTGCCGCGCCAGGTGATCGCGTCCTGCTGGCTGGTGAAGGGCAGGCTTACGCCCACGGACACTGCCTGCGCAAGAATCGCGGCTGCTGTCGCGATCGCGAGCGGCGCCAGGCCCGAGCCTGACACGGACGCCGCCGGTGCGTCGCCGAGTGCCGCGATTGCCGTGGCCGCCGCGAGCAGCAGGTTCACCGTCTCCGTGGGATCGAGGACGGGTGCCGTGTTGATCACCGCGCCGGCGGCCGAGCCGATCGCCGGCGTCGCCGTCTGTTGGGAGGCCGCGGCGATCGCCGCCGGCGTGGCGAACAGGAGTGCTGCGACGGTGTCCGCGAATGTCGTGTCGATGTTGTTCGTGGGCGCCTGGACGCCCGTTGAGAGGGCTGTGAGCGACGGCTGCGCGACGGCCGCGAACCCATCGCCGATCGCCACCGGGGACGCGCCTGCGGCCGCCGCCGATAGCTGCGCAGACAGCGCGGTCAATCCCGTACCGGATCCGATGAGGCCGTTCCAGACGGCCGAGGCCTCCGAGAAGAAGCCGGTCAGGCTTGCGAAGAGCGCGAGCGGAAGGGCGACGGGCGCCAGCACCTGCTCGATCATCAGGGTGCCGCTGTCGATGAGCGCGTCGGCTGAGGTGAGCAGCGCGCCGAGGGTATCCGTGGGGCCAGCCGTCGGCGGATCGTAGCGCTGGACCACGAACTGGAGACGGGCCACGCCGATCTCGGCGAGATGGAACTGGATCTCCGGGCGCGGCATCAGCACGACGATCATCTCGCCGAGCCAGGGATGCAGCAACACCGCGGGCCCTTCGGTCAGGAAAGCCATCCGCATACGCTCGGCGCGGATCACATAGTCATCGCCGCCGATGATTCCGGTGATCGTTATGTCCCCCTGCTCGGCGCCGAGGTCCCGGAAGGCCGCGAGATCACTATGCGGGAAGAGGAACTTCACGAGGCGCCGCCCGGCCACTTCGCGTACGTCCACCATGTCGAAGGTGACGCCGTCGAAGGCCGCCGTCTGCAGCACGCCGTCGAGATTGCTCATGACGGCGCTGAGCAGGCCAGACATCAGTGGCGTCCCATCATAGGGCCTCGGGCGTTCGCCCCCCTTATTGGAACGCGGGGATTGTCGCTCTTCACGGCGGTGATCTTTCCCGGTCCCTGGACTTCGACGGTAACGGTGCCGCCGATGTGGTGGTAGCCGCTGGGCGGCGCGCCGCCCGCCTGCGGAGCTGGCTGGGACGATCCACCGGTGATCCACTCGCCGACGTCGCGCAGCTTCTGGATCGGATCGCCGAGTGCCTTGTCGATCCTGTTGCCGAGGTCGGTCATGAGACCCGTCACGCCGTCGACCAGTTCGGACCAGCCGGCCTTGATGCCTTTCAGGATGCGGCTGCCGAGTCCCCCGCTCCAGCTGTCGACCCATTTGAGGAAGACATCGAAGACCGTCTCCACGATCTGCCAGAGCGCCTTGAACTGCCCGGCCGTGCCGCTCCAGATCTGCTGCAGGCCTTTCACCGCGCGGTCCATGTCGCCGGTGAAGACGCCGGCGACGAAGTTTTCGAAGCCGATGAATGACGTCTTAACGCCGTTCCAGAGGTCGACGAAGAGCGGCTTGAACTGCGCCCAGTTGCGCCAGATCAGGATTGCTGCGGCCGTGAGGCCGATCGCGACGGCCGCGATCGCAACGCCCGCGAGCGACGCCGGCACGCCCACGGCGATCAGCGCGTCGCGCACGAGCAGCAGCGGCGCCACCAGGCCGCGCAGAAGGGGCGCCAGGGGGCTGAGCGCCACGGAAAGCAGGCGCCAGCCTTCCTTCACCCAGGGCGATATCGCGCCCACCGTTCCGAGCGCCGCGACCAGGGCCAGAAGAGATCCGATCGATGTCAGGATGACGTCGCTGACCCCGGGCAGGTAGACGTCCATCCAGGCGAAGGCGGCGTTCAGGTCGTTCACCGCGGACGTCATCACCCGCATGGGGCCCACGAAGTCATCGCCGGCCCGCACCTCCAACTGGTGAAGCGCTTCCTGGAACATGCCGAGCTGGATCGTGAGAGACTTGAGGCCCTCGCCGAAATCGCGGTTGACCATGTCGGGGCTGGCACCCTGCAGTTTCTTGAGCAGCGCCTGATACTCGTCCCAGTGCTGGAGCATGGCGAGCACGAAGCCGCGCGACTGTTCATTGTGGAACAGGCTGCCGATCAGAAACGGATTTCCCTTCGTGATCTGCTCGATTTTCGCAAGCACGGTCTCGATCGGGTCTTTTCCCTGAGCCTTCGCGTTCTCCAGCAGCTTCGGCAAGTCGACGCCTTGCTGCGCGAAGCGGCGCACCAGGAACGGCGAGGTCAGCTGGTTGATGAAATCGGTCAGGTTCGTTGCCGCCTCGCCGCCGGTGGCCGTGTTCTTGCGCGCGATCGCCAGGTCCGCGCCAAGATGGTCGACGCCCGCGCGGCCCGTCTCACCGATGTTGGCCGCGAAGGCCGCCACCTGCGGGAAGAGCTGCGACATCTCGGGGAAGGAGAAGTGGCTGTCCTTTCCGGCGAGCGCCAGGCTTGCCAGCGCGCCGGCCATGTCCGCTGGAGAGACGTGCAGGTTCTCATTCGCGACGAAGGCCGTGCGCGCGACGTCGAGCGGCGAGGCGTTGTAGGCTGTTGCGATACGCGCCGAGGTCGTCGTCAGGCTCTGCACGACGTCCTTCGGAAGCCCGGACTGGATGAGGTAGAAGCCGGCCTCGGCGATATCGATCGTGCTCTGGCCCGTGGCCCGGGCGAGAGCCTGGTAGGAGCGGCGCAGGTCCGAGACCATCTTGTCGCCGGCGGCGCCCGTCGTCTGCGTCGTGATGGCAATATGGCGCAGGATGTTGTCGAGCTCGGCCGCCTCGCGGATCGGCTCCATCAGGCCGAAGCCGGCCACGAGCGCCTCCATGGCGCCACCGATGCTCTCGTTGGTGGCCTGGCGGAAGCCCTGCGCCGCGCCCCAGACGTTCTGCCCATAGGCGCCGGCCCGCGACCACCAGCTCGGGCCCGGCGCCGCACCGGGCGGCCATGGCGGAGGGTTGATCGGAGGCATCCCGGGAGGCGATAAGCCGCCGCCGCCGCCGCCGCCGCCGCCGCCGCCGCCGCCGCCGCCGCC